TACCGACAACATTACATCCAATATAGTCACAGTTAGCATCTAAACTTGTACTAAAACTTTGTACTACAACAGGTACATTTTTAAAAATATAATTTCCGTAACCATTTAACATAACAATTGGAGGAGGATTGCCGGCCTTTGGATCAGATCCAGCGAACATTTTGGTAAGGCTACGTAAATAATGAACCGCCGCAATCCAATATAAAGCCTGAGTTGAATCTTCAACATTCATAGGCGCTGTAATTGATATCTGTCCTGGATCACTATTTTTAAAAGTTCTAAAAGAATAGTTGGTATGTGTCGTATCAATACTATTATATGATGCTGTGCTGGCAATATTAATTGTTGGAGTGTATGGAAATATGAGACCACCTGCATCTTTTAACGGTTTAAGTACAGGACTTCCTTTGAAGCTAGTCCAATTGACTAAACTTAAACGTACACGCCAATCTGCGGGATCAGCATCCCCGCCAAAACTAGCTACCGCACTTACTAAATCCCCTACAGCTTCCCCTGCTTCTGGCAAGTTAATGGATCTCAATGCGCTACCAAAGCCACCTGGGTCACCATTATATGCTGTAGATACAGCACTGGCTAATCTACTGGCTGTGTTTACGCCAGACGACACTGCACCTATTAGGTTCTGTGAACTGGTAGCTGTTTGTATGAAACTATCGCCGAATGACATAATAAAATCCTCTTTTGGTATATTATTTATTTGACTTTATTAAGTGCGTAGTTTATAATGTTACTATTATAGGACTGAGAACGGATGACTTTACCAACACAAACTAAAGTAAATTACCTAAACAACAAGGATATGTTGTTAGAAATACATAGAAGTAAAAGCTCGTATTGCAGTTTTACACAACCAGAATATCATCAATATGACATGATTGTTGCTAGTTTGGATAAGATCAATATAAGAAGCATAGCAGAAGCCAAACGTAATCGAGCTAAGAGAATTGGAGATGCAGAATACCAACGGCGCAAAGCTGCTGGTGAAAAAGTCAAACAAGCAGATTGTGAAGTTGACTATAAAAAGATTCAAAAAACAGATGTAGTATTCAGGGTCATGACATTCGATCATATTCCATTGAACAATACTCGTAAAAAGAATCCTAAGAGTCTAGCAGACCATAGGGACAAGGTCAATTTCCCGCCATTCCAACATTGGAAATTTGATGAAAACGATGAGCTTGTTTGTGTTGGAAAAAGTCATTGGAAAGGTGATTTGGTTAAGGGCAAGTTCGACAAAGATGCTGGTCAAATTACTAACACTTTAGCTAGGATGATGTTAAAATTGTGCGAACGTTATGCAACCCGTGGCAATGTTCGCGGTTACACATACAATGACGAAATGAAAGGACAGGCCATTTTGCAGTTAACACAGATTGGATTACAATTTGACGAAAGCAAATCCGACAATCCGTTTGCTTATTTTACTGCGGCTGTTACTAACAGTTTTGTTCGTGTTATCAATATTGAAAAACGCAATCAAAATATTCGTGATGATATTTTAGAAATCAACGGCATGAATCCTAGCTACAGTCGTACTGGTGCTGGAGAACATGCGGCCGCTGTTAAACGATTTGATGAGAATCAAGAATGATTTAACCCTAAAGTGTATAAATAAAACTATACACTTTGGATTAAAATATGTTTATCTATAAAATTATCGTTAATAATAATGTTTATATAGGACTTGATACTAAACCGTCCTATAAGTTATCACGATGGAAAAAGCATTGCGATGAGGCAACTACAAGATGTAAAACAAAATTACATAAGGCTATGAATATGTATGGCATAAAGAATTGTGTAGTTGAAATATTAAAAGATAACTTTAAGTCTATTGGAGAACTTGCGTTATCGGAAATTGATTACATTAAGCAATACGATTCTTATAAAAACGGACTTAACTCTACTCCAGGTGGAGACGGTTTAGGAAAATACGATTTAACTTTATTATCGCTTGCAGATATAAACAAAATCAAATCTGCATTAGGTGAGCATTTTAGTAATTATAATAAAAATATCAAATGGGCAGGAACTACTGAAGTTGATAGAAAATTATTAACTAAACATTTACATACTGACGAAATTTATCAAAAGAAATCGGATACCCTTAAGAAATTTTACAAAGCAAATCCAGATATTGCCAAAACAAAAGCAGTAGGGATTAGAAAATGGCAGTTGGAAAATCCAGAAGAAATGAAGAAACGCAATCAGATTAATTCGATTAAAGGTGCCGCGGCTGTTTCGAAGAAACTAAAGGTTGAACTGGAAGACGGTAATGTGTTATACTATTCAAGTAAAAGTGAATTCCATAGATTAACAAATCAATGGGCAAACACCATTATTAAAAAAACACAAGAAGGTGTTTTCTACAATGGTTATAAAATATGGGAAGAAAAATGAACAACTACGATATGTCTATTCACACAAACCCTGATGCAAGAGCCTGGGCTAAATTCTTTGCTGAAAAGTATACAGTATGGTCGGAAGATGGTGTAGAGTCTGATAGTGAGGCTTTAATGACTGCGTGGTTTGCCAATGCTATGATGGCGATGCACGATCATTTAGTGTTGAAAGGTAATCCAATCAATGGAGATCATGCCCAATATCTTATAGATACCGAAAACGGAGTTAAAGAATAATGGCAAACTTATTTAAAAAAGTTGCGTGTATGACCGATATTCATTTCGGTCTCAAGAGCAATTCATCAGTACACAATCAGGACTGTGAAGACTTTGTAGATTGGTATATTGCCAAAGCAAAGGAGGAAGGTTGTGATACAGGTATCTTTATGGGCGATTGGCATCATAATCGCAATAGCCTTAATATTACTACAATGGATTATAGCCTTAGGGCCTTGGAGAAGTTGGGACAAGCGTTTGATCAGTTCTACTTCTTTCCTGGTAATCATGATCTGTACTATAAAGACAAACGAGACATACACTCTGTGGAGTTTGGAAAGTATATACCTGGTATCACTGTGGTACATGAGCCTACTACTATTGGAGATGTCACGCTGTGTCCATGGTTGGTGGGCGAAGAATGGAAGTCGGTAGGTAAGAAAGGCGGGAAATATATATTTGGACATTTTGAATTACCTAACTTTTTCATGAACGCTATGATACAAATGCCAGATCATGGAGAGATTCAACTAGATAGTTTCAAACAATATGAACTAGGTTTTAGTGGACACTTTCATAAGCGTCAGCAACAAAAGAACATGATTTACATCGGCAATGCTTTCCCACACAATTATGCAGATACATGGGACGATGATCGCGGCATGATGGTTATGGAATGGGGAGGGCAACCTGAATATTTTAGTTGGCCAGATCAGCCTACTTTTAGAACAGTAACACTAAGCCGTCTAATCGACGAAGCAGACACTATTATCAAATCTAAGCAACATTTACGTGTTACGCTAGACATTGATATTACATACGAAGAAGCAAGTTTTATTAAAGAAAAGTTCATGGCAGATTATGACATCCGCGAACTTACTCTTATTGCAGAAAAGAAAGATGTTGAAATTAATACCAATATCGATGTACAAGCATTTGAATCAGTAGATCAAATCGTTAGCAATCAAATTGTTAGTATTGATAGCGATACCTACGACAAAAATATTCTACTGAGCATTTATAACAGCCTATGAAAATAAAAGAATTAACCGTTAAAAACTTTATGAGCGTGGGTAATCAAACCCAAGCTGTAAACTTCGGAAAGGAAAACTTAACACTTGTGCTAGGTGAAAACTTAGACCAAGGCGGTGATGATAACGGCAGTCGTAATGGTACAGGTAAAACTACCATTGTAAACGCTCTTAGTTTTGCTTTATTTGGTAACGCACTTACTAACATTAAAAAAGACAATCTTATTAACAAAATTAACAACAAAAATATGTTAGTGACTTTGACGTTTGAAAAAGACGGAACAGATTATCGAATTGAACGTGGACGTAAACCCAGTGTTATGAAGTTCTTTGTTAACGACCAAGAACAAGAAGGCGAAGAATCCGATGATAGCCAAGGCGATCAACGTGAAACACAAAAAGACATCGATGAACTTTTTGGCATGAGCCACGACATGTTCAAGCATATTGTTGCGTTAAACACTTATACAGAACCGTTTTTATCAATGCGGGCCAATGACCAACGTGTTATTATTGAACAGTTGTTGGGTATTACTATTCTTAGCGAAAAAGCAGAAACGCTTAAAGAGCTAGTTAAGCAAACTAAGGATGCTATTACACAAGAGTCTGCAAATATCGAAGCTGCCAAGAAATCTAATGATAAAATACAAATTAGTATTGATAGTTTGTTAACTAGACAAACAGCTTGGAATACGCAACATGCTAACGAACTTGAAAAGATAGGACGTAGCATAGTAGAGTTGGAAAGTGTAGATATTGAAGCTGAGCTTGCGAAGCACAGCGAGCTCAAAGAGTTCGATGAAAAAACAGCGAAGCTGCGAAGTTTAAATAAGGAACGTGCTACGTTAGATAGCGCGATAGCGCAAGCGGAGCGAAGCGTTACGAAGTATGAACGCGAACTCGCCTTATTGGCAAGTAAGACCTGTCACGCTTGTGAACAACAGCTACATGATCATAAGCATGAAGAAATGACAGCTCTAGCTCAGAAGCATCTGGACGAGGCGGTCATTTACTTTACTAAAGTATCAAAGGACCTGGAAAAAATTACAGCAGAAATTACTTCTATTGGTGAGGTTCCAGCCAAGCCTATTACCTACTACGACAGTTATGAGCAGGCGCTTAAACATCAGAACA